TACCGCATCGTGGATGGCGCCATCGTCGTCAGCATGGTGCTTGTTCCTACCCTGGTCGTCAGGAAGATATGGAAAGTGATCTCTCGATGAGTGCATATGAGACCTACCAGAACATCTCCACCGCCGTCAAGGCGACCGTGCTAGCGCTTGTCGCGCTGCTGGTCATCGGCCTCATTGGGGTGTTCGGCTTCGGCTGGTTCCAGCGCTCCACCGCCGACTACCGGGGCAAGACCGGCCAGATCGAGCAGGTGCAGGGCGATGGCTCCTACCGCATCGCGGCCTACGATCACTTCTACGACCTGTGTGCCGCTGTGCAGGCCCAGGAGGCCTCCATCGGCAACGTACAGGCGGAGCTAGACACCAAGCCCGATAAGCAGCGTACGGCGGTCCTGGAGGCCTCTCTGACGGCCCTGAAGAACAATCGGGCGCAGCTCGTCACCCAGTACAACGCGGATGCCCGCAAGGCAGACACCAAGGGGCATTTCCGGTCGTCGGACCTGCCCTTCCAGATCAACCTCGAAAGTGAGCACACCACATGTTCGGCAAGCTGAAGAAGTTTATGCTCATTCCCTTGGCGCTGGTCGCCATCGTCATGCTGTCGGCGGCATCCTGCGATGACAGTGGATCATCGCAGCAGAAAGAGACCACCACTCAGCAGAACTCATATGACAAGCTCGTGAAGGCCGATCCGGCGCACGAGATGACATATAGCCCCACCCGCAAGACGATTAATTTCTGGGTGGATACCTGGAACAAGCCGGGCCAGCTCGCCTACGTGTACCTGCAGAATGCAGACGGCAATCTGATTGGGTACTACGTGCTGGAGGGTCCGCCCGTTTCGATGTGCACCGCTCTGACGCCGAACTATCGGATTAGAGACGATCAGAACGGCAATCTGCTGCTCCCGGCTCCCGGCATCGACGGCGTCTACTACTCCGGCGGCGAGTGCGATACCTACTACGGCAAGGATGCCACAACCGGCGCCTACATCGAGTACACCGTTGGATTGGGTATCAATGTGCTGCTCTACACCCAGCCGCTGACCAACCACCCGAACGTTGAGAATCTGGCTCCTGGCGGCGGAAAGTAACCGCTCGATTAGATAAAGGCCAACCATTCGATCGCTGGGGTTCCTGCGTTGGCGGAAACCGCACCATTGCTTGAGTTACGGAACTGGAATCTTATGTTGGTCGATGTGTCTCCAGCAGGAGCATGCATCATTGTAAGCTGAGCGTATGCAGTAGCGGAACTTCCAAAGCTGGCGAGCACTAGCTTGGGTACAGCACCCAGCCCATGGGGAACGAATATATATCCGCTGCTGTCAGACACGTTACCAGATGCTGTGATACCACCATTCATGCCAAGGAAAGAGAAGCCTCCAGAGCCCAACTTAACGGACTGACCCGCACCGGTAGCTATATTGAGGTTGCAGTTAAAGGCGAAAGTACCGGTATGAGTGTCATCAGACATGGCAATAAACTCGTTGTTGTCCATTCTGATATGAGTGCCGCTCGGGTTTCCAATGCGGAAGGCTGGCTCGTTTCCGGCTGCGGTACTGGCATCGCTGGTGCTCGCAATCAAAACCTTGGTGTCGCTCGGGATATTCAAATGCGTGCCGTCTGAGTATTGGACAGCATTCACTATTCTGCTGTCATTACCCTGTGCGGCGGTGCCTGATGTGGTGCCATAGGCCACAGAAAGAGTACGGTCTGCAGTAAGAGCGCCCCCACCGTTAAGGCCAGTTCCTGCATTGATGGACCGTGTGTTGGGTACGGCGTTTACGATACGAGAGTCATTACCCTGTGCGGCAGTCCCGGAGGATGTTCCATAGGTCACCGAAAGACTCCTGTTGGCTGAAAGGTCTCCTCCGCCGTCGAGCCCGGTGCCTGCGGTTATGGTGCGAGTGTTGGGAACGGCGCTGACGATCCTGGAGTCGTTGCCCTGTGCAGCGGTCCCCGCAACGGTACCGTAAGCAACCGCTAGAGATCGATCAGCAGATAGATCGCCACCACCGATCAATCCTGTTCCGGCAGTGATAGACCGACTGGTTCGCACCACCGTAGAGTCAACTGCTAGACTGCGTCCTGCAGATAGATCTCCTCCGCCGGTCAGACCATCTCCGGCGGTTATAGTGGTTGTGGCATTTGCCTTTCCAGCAAGAGCGTCGGCTACCGATGCGAAGCTACCCTTCGGGTTGATACCAAGCTCTGTTTCGATAGCGAGAATCGCATCGTTCGCATTGGCATGTTGGGTGGCATGCGGCACCGTCCCGCTGTTCTGATAATCTCCAGCAGTAGGGTTGGTGAAAGTATCAAGTGCGCCAGGGTAATTAGTTGCCAAGACATCCTCCAGATACAGAAAACCGCCGGGTTCCTCACTAATTGAGGAGTGCCCGGCGGTCTTCCATTATGCTCAGGCGAAGAGCGCCTTCCACGTCGCCGGACCGACAAGTCCATCAGCATGCAGCTTGTGGCTCTTCTGGAACTTCACCACGGCGGCACGAGTCTTCGGACCGTAGATGCCGTCACGACCCTTGACCGCGATTCCTACCTTGCCCTGGATTGTCTTGATCAGGTTGCGGATGCCCTGGTCATCGAAACGCGGGTCGCCAGAACGGGTCTTATCCTTCCAACCTGGCTCGTTCCATACACCGAATACCTGACCGTTCTTGAGCGGGAACGGAGCGGGCTTTGGCTTCGGCTTCGGCGCCGGACCCTTGGCAAGAGCGCCCCAGGTGAGCGGGCCGACGATGCCGTCAACGCGCAGGCCGTGACCGGCCTGAAACTCACGAACCGCCTGTGTGGTCTTGGGGCCGAAGTCGCCGTCCACAACCAGGTTGTATCCGAACTTCTTGAGCTGGGTCTGGACCTGACGCACGGTCACGCCGGAAGCGGTCACAGAACCGTCCTTGGAGGCCGCAGGAGCCGGTGCAGGCTTGGCCTCAGCCACAGCACCCTTACCAAGCAGCGGGCGGATCTTGGCGGCTACACGAGCCCAGTTGGCGCGTGAGTTTACCGCTGCCTCGCAGTGCATCTCGTCCGGACGAGAGGCAGAGGTCCATCCGCCGACGCGACCGCCAGGAGTGCGGAAGCCGGGGATGCCGCAGATCAGTACACCCTCCAGCTCGTCCAGGATCTCACCGATCGCCTTGTACTGAGCGGCGGTGAAGGTGTTGCGGGATCCGTTCGGGTGACGCACGGCGTTGGTGTCGATGGCCGTTCCAGATGCGTGGCACGACAGGGAGGACGGGTTGTTCACATTGGCTCGGTACTCATAGCCCCAGAAACCTGCTATGTTGTAACGATAGTCGATCGGCTTCTCCACGCGGGCGAAGAACTGCTCCACGTAGTAGCGGAAGATGTCCTGCAGGTCCTGGTTCTGACCCACACCACCCGGCCAGATGATCTTGTGACCCTCCCAGGCGATGCCCCACTTGGGGTTGATGTTGATCGCTGCGGGATCCGGCGACGCGGTGATTCCGTTGTAAGAGATCATAGCTGTTGTGTGCCTTCCTTTTTCAGAAACCTTCGAGACCGCTGTGGTGCTTGACTTCAGCCTCAACTGCGGTGGCGGCAGCAGCCTGTACGGCCTGCTCAACCACGGGAGCTGCAGCAGCGACAGCATCCTTCACTTCCGAGACAAGCTCCGGTACATAGTCACAGGCAGCCGATACGATCCCCTTGGCGACCTTGTCGGGATCTTCCTTGCCAATGCCACCGATACCGGCGAGAACAGAGTCGGCGCCGATGATGTTCAGGTTCTTGAAGTGGAACACACCGGCAGCACCAGCCACGAATGAAATGGCGGCGGCGGTCAGTCCGGACTTCCAGTCAAAGACAGTACCGGCGTCGTGCGCATCACCGAACGAGACCGCAAGTCCCGTAAGGAGGTTGATGGCAAGCAGGGTCAGACTCTTGAGCTGAGTCGACGCGAACCTCTTGGTGACGATATCCACCAAGAACGGAGAGAGAAGACCTGTGGCCGCATACACCAGCAGCGACACGAGGTCGAGTCCAACAACGGATGTCATTGAGTGAGCCCCTTAAACGAGAAATAGGCGAGGACACGGTCGTCCTCACCTATTCAAGGCCTGGGGCTGTAGGCCGATTATTGCAGCAATGGTGTCAATCCGATTTGAGTTTCCGCACGTAGAGTGGTCAGGAGCAGAGTTCTGACGCATCGTCCGGAATGTCAAATTGCCGGGTATTGGCTACGGCGGATCGCAGCTCGAAGGCGGCTCGGTCGTATCCGGCACGCCATGACGCTAGCGACAGCCTCACCTCTTCGCTGCTGGCACCATCCACGGTGGTCACAGCGAACTGGCGTCTCTCCAGCCACTGGGCGACCTCCAGGAACACATCGCAGCGCTCCTGCTCGGTCAGGTCTGCTAGGACCATGATGACCTCCCTGGGTGGGATTTATCGCTTAGCATCTAGTGTACTGCTATCTTTTAGTATCCGATAGAGGTTCTAAGAGATTGTGTTAGGATACGAGACATGACCGATACCATGCTGGGCAAGGTAGTGGAAATGCCCGGATATGACGATGCTGTCGTGGCATTCGAGGAGGCGCCACCGAACGCCTGGCACTGCGTAGTTCTGGATGGCAGGAGCCAAGGCTCTCAGATCACCGTGAAGGATGATTTTTTGCGATCCTGCAAGCCGGTACCGCTAATGCGCGGCGAGACGCTACAGAAGATCCTGGATGCCCTGGACAAGCTTAACGAGAAGGCCGGAGGGGATGTCTACATCACCATCGGCAACGATCGACGTCTGGCTTATGCCGACGCCGCTAGTCTGATTCGTGAGGCACTATCGTGAGTCGCGAACGATACTTCTGCTATGAGCTGGCCTACGCTCCGTATAAGTTGATGGAGAAGTTCTGGGACGACCTCGTCGCCGGGAAGCTTCCAATAGCTCCTGCTTATATCAAGGGTGGCGGCACGTCACCGATGAGCGGTGATGTGATTATTAAGGCCAACAAGACCAAGGCCAAGCGTATCGCCACGCAGCTCCGCAAGATCCTGAATCCGAACCTTGTCTATCTCGATTCTCTGATAGCAGATGCAGACCCTCCACAGGTATCCGTTCTGGTTACCCATGATGGGGAGGCGACAGTATCCATCGTGCAGGACCTGTCCATGTTCGATCTATTCTGGAAGTACTCCAGCGCTCCAAGCATATGGATTCAGGTTCCTCTGAGCTATGCCGAGGTGCAGCAGATATCTGCAGCCCTTCCTGGCGCCCGACTATCCACCTTCATCTGGCGATTCGGTCTTCGCGGGCAGAGATCGATCTATCTGTCTCGCTCCAAGGATGATATCCGTATTCGCACCACCATCCCGGAGGATCATCCCATGACCATCGACTGGGCCGAGGGAATACTTGCGGCGCATGGCATTTGATACAGAAAACCCCCGCCGATAAACGACGGGGGCTCCTGTTGGAGATTTCTTCAGGATTAGCTGAAGGTGATCTTGACCAGACCACGCGGGTTGAGGATGGCCATACCGACCAGCTCGTCCATGACCCATCCCTTGTGGAAGGAAGCAACCTGGTGGTTCTCCTCCACGTCCAGCGAGTAGCGGACCGGGAAGACACCGAGGAACTCGGGCTCCGGGGTCAGGTACACGTTGGCCTTCGGGATGATGACCGACTTACCGATCTGGAACTCTCCGAAGGAGACGATCTTCTCACCGGCAACGACGCGGTCCTTGAAGGCCCAACCGGTGGTGTTGATGTCCCAACGGTACAGGTCGCGGTAGCGAACGTTGTTGAACAGCAGGCGCTTTGACTCAAGCTCAAGCTGGTCGGTGATAGCGACAGCGTCGTACAGCACGTCCGGAGTCAGGCTTCCACCGGGGGCGGAAACCACGTGGGAGTTGCCATACGGGTCCTTGGCGGAGTAGTCCGTGATCGCAGCCTCGATCAGGTTCAGCAGGTAGGAGTCCTCCTGCTTCATGATCGCCTGCTTGCTCTCATCCTGAGCGAACTCAACGATGTTGGCACGCAGGTTGTACAGATCTTCCTTCTTGATCTGTGCCTGGGTGGCGATGCGGAAGGTACCGACCGGCACACGCTTGCCTTCGAACGGGGTGATCTTGACTTCACCCTCGTTGGAGTGCAACTGATATGCCTGACCGAGGTCGTCCAGCACGTCGTACTCGATCGGCACGCCCGGCTCAAGGGCGTCCTCAAGCAGGACGTTACGCAGCAGACCCTGGTAACGAAGCTTGAGCTGGATCGGGCCGATCATCTGCTGACCCAGACGCTGCATTCCATCTGCCGAAGACAGGATGGTGCGCAGCTTGGTGCGCTTCTCGGCTGCGGTCAGGGTGCGACCACCCGCGCGCTTCTTGGCCGAGACGATTTCGTTTACGTACTCAGCAGACGCCTTGGCATAGCGAGCAAGACCGCTGGTGCGTGCGAGAGTATTTCCCATTCTAACTTATCCTCCCTTACGCCACAACGTTCAGGCGAACGATGAGCTTTGTCGTGCCGACCACATCGATCAGCTCAGCCACTGGGTTCGAAGCGGCATTGCTGCCACCCGAAGGTGTCAGCTTGCCCGGACCCTGAGCGTGAGCAGCGAGTGTGAACGACAGCAGCTTTCGGGTGCCATCGCTCGGCTGGGTGTAGGTTGCCGAGGTATCGAAGGCCGGAGCCAGGATCTCGAACGTCGCATCCGGGCCACCGGTCCACACGGCGAAGTTGGTGTTGCCGGAAAGGGCAACCTCATCGATACCGAGAGACGGAGCCACGAACAGTGCCGACAGGCCAAAGCCCTTGGCAGCGCTGGTAGAGGCAAGAGTGAAGACCTCGCCGGGGAGCTTGGCCATCACCATTCCCGGCAGGATATCCACGGATCGGTCCCAAGCCGAATCCAGGTATCCCGCATATGGGGTGGCCTGAGTGTTAGCATACAGCGGACGGATCGTGCGCTTCTGCCCCACGTTGGCCAGAGTAGTTCTGAACATTATATGGTTTCTCCTTCCGCTATGCTCAGATTGTCATCAGATAATCGTCAGCCTGCTCGACTGAAGAAAGTACAGAGCGGGAAGTGCTCCGCTGACCCAAGTTCGGGACACGCGGGGACTGAGCAGCCGCCACTCTCTGAGGCACAAGGCCTCGCGGTCGAGACGATTCACGCTGTGCGAGAACCCTTTCCACCGCAGACAGTAGAGTGATCCTGTCATTGACGATTACAGACGGCGCATTCTCATACGCTGCCACACGCGCAAACTTCGCTGCACGAGACTTCGGAGCGAATAGGCCGACAGCGATTTCCGCCTCTACCAATTCACCCGCCTTGATAGCACCGGCAGTACGATTGTCACTCGTGAACGGCTCGCCACCGGGAGCAAAGTTCTGAACGTCAGAACCATCTACCGGATTCGCAATGTCGTCACCAGCGTTGTGTGCGTAATCGCCGGAGTCGAAGGTGTTTCCACCATCGGTCAAGGTGTCATAGTCCGGAAGCTTTTCGACATCAGTACGCTGGTCCGGAGCTGCGACCGATGAGGCGTCGTCAGCGCGCTTGCGCTGAGAGGCCTTCTTGGTCGGGTCGTGCGGCGGCGGGCCTGCCTGGGCAGCAGCGGCCGGGTCTCCAGCAGCAACCGGAGCAGCAGCAGTCGGGTCTCCCGCGCCTGCGGCCGAAGGATCGGATGCGACCTGGGAAGCAATCTGGGTTGCGGCCTGGAAAGCCTGCTTTACGCAGTCCTCGTAGGAGCCACCCTGTCCCTGTGCGATCGGATCGTTGGATCCCTCCGGCAGAACCTGCCAGGACATATCCTCATTGACGAAGATGTCAAGGTCTGTTCCCTGAACGGTTCCGTACGGCTGACCGGACTGATCCTGCTTCCAATCAATCGGCAGGTCAGAGATTCCGGTCTCGTCGCCACCATCGGAGGTCGGCGGTCCGGAGTTCGGGCCATCGGAGTTTGCTGGCTCGGACGCCTGTGGATCTGTCGGCGCTCCGCCCTGGGTCGGGTCGTCCAGCGGACCTGCCTGACGACGCTTGCTCGCCTTGTACCTGTCAAGGTTCGCCGTTACTGTACTGGAAAGGTCTTGCACGTCAACGTTTGCGTCAGGGGCCTTGGCCTCTTCGGTTGTAACAGGATTCGAGTTGAGATCCTGCACGTTGGTGGTGTCGTCCGGCTGGCGGGCCTGATCGGTTGTCATGCCAGCACCGTCGTCATCTGCAAGACGACGCTGAGCTTCTGCCAGGCGCTTGCGAGCCAGAGCTACCTTCAAACGTGCGTTGTTGGTGTCACCCACGTTACCCTTCCTCCTTCCTGTTTTGTCTGGTGAATTTCTTACGATTTGCAGCACCCGAGACTTCATGGTGTCGGGATCCTGATATTCCTCCGGTGGTCTCACGTACTGGCAAACTTCGCACGTGTCGCCATTGAAGGTTGGGTCTCCGCACTGGGGGCAAGGAACATCCTGTCGCAGCGTGTCAACAACACCGGGAGCTGTAAGCTCACCCAGTGCGCGCTTCTGCATAGATGCGGCCTTTCGCGGAAGGAGAACTCTTTGGCCAATTGCTGTTTCGTCGGCCGGGTCAAATACGTAGGAGATTTCGAAGAAGTTGAGGCCGTGGCAGGACTCGTAAACCAGAACCCGATCGATAGAGCCATCGGGGTTCTTGCGTGCAAGCCGCTTGCCCTTGCTGTTTCGCACATGACTGCAGAAGTCATCTATTTCATAGGCAACGTTGTTGCAATATGAGCATCGAGTGAATTCAACGTCAGTTCCCATGCTGACCGAGTCCAGTTCGCCGGAGGCGATCTTGCTGGCCAGACGGGGGAAGTTCCTTGCATCTATTTCGATCAGCAACTTGACGTATTTATCATTACCATCTTCGTGATATGCAGAATCAACGATCATTCCGCGCGTGCGGCGATGGTCGTCGTTGTGATGGTTGACGAATACTGGCTTGCCTCGGAAAGTGGCATAGGCCTTCTTCAGCTCTCCTGACGGGAATCCATCGAAGTTCTGATTGACCCTGGCTGAGATAGCACGAACTACGGAGTACAGGTACTCTGGCTTGAGGTTGTATGTTCGTTGGAAGCCGAGGTCCTGGGCCGTCTTGGCGACGCCTGCAGCGGTCTTGGCCCTGTTCGATTGGGGGCCAACGACCTTCATGATCTGGGCGGAGGCGTAGATTCTTTTTAGCATCTCAATGATTAAATCAGGGCGTTATCGCTTAGCTGATTAATCCTCGTAGAAAGTTCCGGCAAGATCTAGGTTAGGAAGCTGATCCGCAGTACCGTCTTCATCGATCAGCTCCTGCTGCTCGGCAAAAGAGAAGTTGCGACCTGCGGTACGGGCCTGCACCTTTCGAACGATCTCTTCGGCATTGTCGTTGAAGTTCTCTGCGACACGCAGGTTCTCTTCCTCTTCGACAGAGGCCTCACGAGGATCGAACGTACGCCACTCGTGATCTTCCTCCTCTTCGCCCGGAAGCGGAGATCCTGGGCGCATGCCCTCCTCGTACTGCGGCCAACCAGGCTGGCCTGGCGCCGAATGTCCGGTGCCGAACCGCTCCTCCTCGTAGTATCGCTGCAGATCTGCGGGGCTAAAGGCACCTTCTACTGCAGATGACTTGTTCCAGAAGCTGTCATGCACCTGCTGCTCGTCATCATTGTCTTCAGGCAGATCGGCAATGTCGTTGAAGGTTTCTGCATCGTCAGCGTTAGGCTCTGACGGATCCTCGAAATCATCGTCGTCACTTGGACTGTCGTCATACTCGGAGAACTCATGACGCAAAACGCGGCGAGCAGGATACGATGAAGCCTGTCGCACAACGGCAGCGGCAGGATCCTGAGTAGGATCTGGCTGTCCTGCCATGGTCGGGTCCGCGCCTGCAGGCGGAGCGCCGCCCATCATCGAAGGATCCATACCCATGGCGGACGGATCGTTCATCTGCGGCCCACCCTGGCCCGGCTGCTGGCCGTTGAACAGCGGCTTGAGGACCTTGGATAGTTCATCATCCCAGATCATCAGGCCACCCTGGCGAGCGGCGAGCGACTCATTCTCTTCGTGAGCGGCAACCTTCTTGTCCTGCCATGGCATCGGCAGTGGCTGCTGATTGGCCTGCATGGCATAGTAAGTCGCCAGACCGTGCGCGCACATGCGGCCGACGAAGGTCCTCTGACGACGGTATGCCCAAGCTCCCCACGGGCAGGTGCAGTTCCAGTAGGAAACAGTCTGGCCGTGCGCATTCTTGCGGTCTACCTGGGTGTTGTAGTTGCCGTGGTCACCGATAACGACAGCGGTGATCTCGCGGCCATTGTTCTTGCGTACCTGCACGCTTCCGTCATCCAGAAGACGCTTGGCCTTCCTGCGTACGTCGGTCCAGGCTGCCTGACGAGCCATCGGGTCGTTGTCAAGGAATGCCAGGTAGCGCATGAACGCCGGGGTCGGCCCAGTGGAGGATCCCTGGATGCGGTGCGAAGGCTCCCAGTCATCCTCCGGCTTCTCACCCTCTACCCAGTCCTTCTTGATATTGTCGAAATACCAAGGACCGTCACCCTCGAACTCCATGGATTCGCGCTGCGGCTCTTCCTCATTGGCTGCCTCGCGCGGGAACGGGGTGGCTACAAACTCCGGGTCGTCGGAGAAGTCAGCGCCATCGGTGGAATTGCCTGGAGTGATGTCGACGTAGTCACCCTCGTCCGGCTGGATGTTGACCTCTCCGTCGAACTCGTGATTCGACTCAGGAGTCCAGGGCAGCTCGGTGCCATCCTCCTTGTGCGGGTCATCCTCGTCCAGATACTGGGTGTTGGTGCCGTCAGGGTCGGTGTCGTCCTCGAAGTTGGTTTCGGTTGTCGTGTCGTCAACCTCGGACAGGATCTCGTGGGATGCGTACCACCCCTCGAACCCGTTGCCAGCAACCCTGTATTGTGTGCTGCCGTGGAAACTATCGACGTCCAGGAGTACACCTGGTCCGTCGATTGTGTGGATGATCTGGCTCATGCAGCGCCTCACCTTTCCTTGCGGCTCTAAATATTTACTCGGATCGTTGTTGGTTTATGGATTACTCGTCGTTATCGCGGCGACGCAGACTGCCCAACACACGGGTCCAGGGACGCTCTTCGGTCACTTCCTGGATGGATTCTTCTGTCAAGAGGGCGCGCTTTCCGACCACTGACGGATCGTGCCTCATGAAAGCTCTTGCGGCCTTTGGCATGCTGCCCCGCATGTTGTCGGAGATCTCCGGACGACTGCTGATCCAGTTCTGCGGAAGCACCGTAGGTCCGGAGTGGTCGACCTGCGGAGGACCGGCAGGAGCTGCAGGTGCTGGGCCTGGGTTCGAGTTCTGCGTGCCACCCGGCATGACTGGGAGCATGGCAAGGTTGTTCTGTGCCATCGTCGCGGCGTTGGGGTCCGGCGCAATGTTGGGAGTATTGATGGGGGCAGCGATATCGTTCATGACCGGCTGCGATACCATCGGGGGGCCAGGAGGTGGTGTCTGCTGCTGCGCTACCAGTGTCAAAAGCTCTGGCGGCAAAGGAAGCTGGCGCTCCTGCAGGGCCTTAATAGCCTGCTGCAAGGTCTCTGCCTCAGCAATGATCTTCTTGACCTTCTCCTGGCGGATGCTTTCGACCTCATCATCGAACTCCATGTCCATGTTGACCATGAGAGCCTTGTCGGAGATCGGCACACCGGCCTGCTTGAGCGACATCAGGAACGTACGCTGGGTCTCTTCGTCACGCAGGTTCATCGACGCGAACTGTAGCTCCGGCACCAAAAGCTTGGGGCGCTTACGAACTCGCTCGTTACCGTCGTCATCGACCTCAAGGTATTCCTCCATGATGGTGGACTTGACGCCACCGGAGGAGTTGTAGTCGAAGTGTCCCTGAGCCTCAGCGATAACCTCTGCGCGCTTACGGAAGTGGCGCTGGACCATCTTCTGGTAGCTGCTCATCATCTGGGTGATCAGCTCCATGTTCAGAGCCGAGGACGCATAGGGTCCACCCTGTGCTCCGGTGATCAGTGACTCACCGATACCCCACACCTCAAGGATCTTTGACTCGATGCGGTCGAAGTCCTGGTCGAACCTGGGTACCGCCTCGCGGCCGAACACGGACTCGATCTCCACGCCGAAGTGATAGGTCAGGAAGCGGAAGTCCGCCGCCATGGCCTGGTTCATCTGGTCGGTGAATGCCTCCAGGGCGTCCTCGTCAGGCACCCAGGCTTCGCCGTCACCGAGGTCGGGGGAGCCCAGCTTGGCCAGGATCAGGGGAGAGTACAAACGGTCCGCTACGGCCTTCTGAGCGGCATACAGGCCCTCCTCCAGGTTCAGCAGGGTGAATACCCGCATCATCTGTGGTGTGCCGTACAGGTCCCATGGGGCGGACTTGTTGACCATGCGGGACAGCAGCACGTCGGAGATCTCAAGGCCCTCTCCTAGGGCAGAGTCGGCAACGCTCAGCGTGGACTCGCGAGCGGCCTTGACAACCTCCGGGTACTCGCGCACCAGGATCTCGTAGTCGGCTCTTGGCTCCCTGGTCTCAATGATCTGCTTGATCGACTCCGGGACCTTCATGTGGTAACGCATCTCCTTGGAGAATGGAGACTGCGTAACGGTCAGATCATCCGGATTGATAATCTGTTCGTTCTCCCAGATGCCCAGCGTTTCGTTGAAGGTGGCCAGCATGTTGACCTCACCGATGGTGAAGAACTCCTGGCTGGCCTCGATCAGGAACTGCTCGTAGTCGAGCTGGTCGAAGAACAGCTCCTCGTAGAATCTCGTCAGCTCCGGATCCTTGGAGACAATCTTCATGCCCTGCAGCGGGAAGCGGGAATAGATGTCGATGCAGGTAGGAACCAGGTTGTGGGTGGCATAATAGATCCGGCAGAGATCACGGATCTTGGTGCGCTCTTCGATATCCTCTACTCGGTAGGGGATGTTTGACTGGGTGAACCTATCCAGCGGCTGGCGCGTCTTCTCAAGAGACATCTGCACGCCGCCGATTTTCTTGATGGCGTTCAGCTTTTCAGAGGCCGTCACACGACGTGGCCTTGTGTTGACGGATTGCTGCATAGCGCGCATCTTGGAGACGGCTCTGTTGGGATTGGTGGGCAGAACCAGTCCCTTGCGTCGCAACCTAGCAAGCTCTGCATTAAACCCGTTGGTGTTTAGCTCTGCCATGAATTATTTGTCAATCTTGACAAGGGTCCGTACAGGACCGATGAAGGTGAATCCGTCGTACGTCTCTACAGTCGCCACCAGACGACCGGAGATTGTACGTATCTTGGTGATGAGACCATTGCCGGAGAACTGATCTCCGTGATACACGGCGACGCGATCGCCGGTACGGAAGCTGTTCTCGTGACGATTGACCAGCTCATCGAAGATGGCGTTGGCCTGGTTATAGGTCACCTTGTCGTCATTTCGGACCGGTATGCCCAACTGATCCGCAACCGCGTAGACGTCCTCTGGTGAATGGCTGCGGTCCAGGTAGAGTGTGGCCTGATCAGCCAGGTCAGATACCGGGACCGGATGGTGCTTGCTTGCGTTGATCCTAAACTGCGGGACGTCAGACATTTTTAGATTTCTCTTGAGAGGGACTGTGCCGCAAGGCAATGCGGCGAATGATCAGCTATTTGCCGATGTTCTGCGGGCGATCTCCTCGATCAGAGCAGAGGTCTTCCATCCGCTGAGGTCTGCCATGGTGTCCGAGGACTGGCTCTGACCCTGCGAATTGTCGGTGTCCAGCTTGTTCGCCAGGTCGTCACGCAGCGACTGGGTCGGGTCATCGATCGTCTTCTGGGTGTCCAGGACGTCGGCAACGCCGTTGGTCTGACCGTCGAAGGCCGGTGCTACCGTATCCCAACCAGGAGCCTGCTCAGCGGTCTTGCTGAGGTCGGACTCGATGGCCTCGGAGTAACCCTGCAGGAACGAGCGAGACAGCTTACGCTCGGGCAACGGCGAATCGGAGCTGGCCAGCGCCCATCCCTCGCGATACTCAGACTCGTTGAAAGCCATTGTGCTTCTTCCTCCATGCTTGTTCATTTCCATAGCTCGGAACGATGACTCAGCATCTTCCTTGCTGTCGTGATGAGAGAGTACGTCTCCGGTGCCCTTCTGCAGGACAACCCACTTACCGCCACGCTGCTCTATGTATTGGTTGCCCTCGACACGCTTTGCCACACTGGGAAACTTGGGCTGAACAACCTTCGGGAACGTGGTGTAGATGCCATGACCAGCCGGATTGGTGTTAAACGGCTTCTTAGGAGGGGTAGGAATTACGTTCTCCTCAGCGTCGCCTGCGGGCTTGGTGAGCGGCACCTGCTTCTCGTTCGGCACGAACCCCGGCTGGGTCGGTGTTCCGAATCCGCCAGCGGCGACGCGCGGCACTACCGGGAGGCGACGAGACTCCTTGCGGTCCTTGCTGTCCTTCGGATCGGTGTCGACATAGTCAGGCTCCTTCTTGTCGTCGCCGCCCTTCTTGTCGCTGTCGGATGACTTGTCGTCGGACTTGTGGTCATCGCTCTTGTCAGAGGAGTCCTTGCTGTCGGACTTAGCAAAGGGATTCGGCTTAGAGTCGGACTTGCTATCTCCATCGGACTTGGCGAATGGATTGGGCTTGGAATCGTGGTGCGAACTGTCACTGCTGGATGAGCTGTCACTCTTGTGTGAGTCGTCCTTGTGAGAGTCATCGCTCTTGTGAGAGTCACTTTCTGGAGGACGTGGAGCGGAATCGTCCTGCTTGATCACGGGGGCTAGATCCTCACCGTGGTCGTGTCGTACATACGCCGGGACTCCGGAACCGTCTACTGCTGCCCGAACCCAACCTGGATGACGTGTGGATGCTGTACGCTGCGCCAAAACCCGCTCCCTGTGCTCACTTACCGGTCTAACTATTCTGGTCTCTGAGTCGTTGTCATTTGCATTAGCGCTGATAACGAAGGAGGCCCAGCTCTGTCCGCAGGAGCAGCGGTGGAAGCCAGATGGACTGAATTGGTTGCCGCAGTTGCAAGAGAACTTCGCATCTAGATTCGCAGTACGAAAGGCGTTGATCTCCGGGTCGGCGGTCCAGTCCGGACGAGCTACCTTACTAGCGGCAGACTTCCGAAAGGCCTGGCGCTGCTGCTGTACTCCCTGCCAGTACTCCGGATCCTCCGGCAGCGCATCGAGCTGCTCGTCAGTCATCGGTGTGTAGTCAGCTTCCTTGCGGTAATAGATCTCGCGAAGGTCTGCCAGCTCTTCCTGGGTGGTTACTACTCTTCTCATCGATTTCTCCTGACGAAATATGGATGACGCTCCGCCACCCTTTGGGCACCTTCGAATCCAACACCTGGAGCTGCATCACCCAAAAGATCCGGGTGGAACTGGTGCGCGTACTGCTCCCACTGCCTACGAGCATTGTCTGTCATTTTGATACGGGCTGCCGATCGACCCGGATCCACGTATCCGCTCTCCACGTTACGACGCTGACGCACCAGCCAGGTGGCTGCCTGCAGCTCCTCGGGATTGATCTTGACGCCCTTACGAGCGAGCATGTTGGCGGCATTGACGTAGTCGCCAGTGCGGTTACGGTAGTTCTTCACACCGACACCGCTTGCGTTGTAGATGAAGTCATTGGCGAACTGACCGTGGGTAACGCCTACGGCGTGACGGTCCACCACCACCAGCGGATTGTTCGGGTCTTTATTACCACCGGCTGCGATCAGGTCAGCGAACGAACGGATCTTCGGACCCTTGACGACATTGTGATAGTCCTCACCAGCGAGGATGCGATCGGCAGCCACTCGCTGTGCGTCGGAGGCCATGATGCCAGAACCCTTGCCGCCGATTCCCTTGCCTTGCAGGGCAACTCGCGACGCCCTCATCATGTTGTTGTACCAGTCGGTCTGAGGCGAGTACACGGCCAAAAGGCCTGCAGCCTGCGGAACCGATAGGCCGGAACTAGAGGCGATGGACTGCGCTACCTGATGAGCCTTCGGATACCACAGTCGTCCCTCCTCCTGCTCTTCCGGAGTGGCATTCTCGTAGTGCTCGATGACGTTCTTGGGGCTGGCCGGGTATTTCTTCTGGAAGGCGGTTACATAGTTGGCAACGTCCGCCTGCCACTTGCGATAGTTCTGCTCCGTCTCCGGATCCATGTCGCCAAGTTTGTTGGGACCACCCCAGGTTGGAGGAGACGTCAGCGGCCTCGCTGCGGCATGACGCTTCTCGTTGAGTGGCTGCGGACCGATCTCATATTCTGTTTCGTCATCCGACATATCGCTCATGGGACTGTAGTACGGCATGTTTGAGTACGCATCTTCTGCGTTCATGCCCCAGGCGTCCTCGGCGCGCTGCTGCGCGGACGGCTGGTCATACTTTGGTCTCCCGGCATCTGCCTGGCGAACGAAGAACGGCTGCAATTTTTTCTCCGAGATGGACGATTCACTTATTAGAGGACCCCCATTCGCATTTGTGCGATTGTGCCAGTCGCGAATGTGCTGCGGCCACTGCTCTTCGGGCACGCCTTTCTCCTGCAGCTTAGGAATGACATCCGCCGGATGCAACCAGTCGTTGGGCAGGACGTTCCCCGGATGGATCTGGTCGTCGTAGTTCCGCTGGAACCCTCGATCGTCTTTGGGCTGGAATAGCTTTCGCTCAAACTGTGCGGGAACTCCCTGGTTGGGATCGTTAAAGGTGTGTACCATGACCGGCATATGGGTCAGACCGGCGCGCATGCCAGCCTGCAGCCGATGGTTGCCCTCTCCCAGATAGGCCCGATTGGTCTCGGGGTTGTAGTACAGGCGAAGCGGGTCCACGAAACCGGCGCCGTTCTGGAACTCTTCGGTCAGATGCTTGATCTTCTCAGGAGAGCTATCGGTCTGGTCTCCGGAATGCTCGCGATAGGGGTAGAGCTTATCGGTCTGAACCCACCCTACGTTAGGCCATTCATCGCCAGGGTGATGTTGAGTGAACGATCCAGGAGCACCTGGGGTGTACCAGTCCATGGTCATCTGCTTCTGCGGACCATCGCGGTAGTGGTCTTTTATATAGTCGACCCAGGCGCTATGGCGAACGAAAAATGGTCTCACAGCACGTCCTTCGGTGATCCTATGGCACGCCACAAGTCTCCCGGCGACGTCAACGCTGGCGAAAGCCCCGGAACGAGGGTGAGTCCGGCGGCGGCATAGGCCTGCGCCACCAACTGCGAGCAGATAACCGTCTTGGGGTCGTTCAGCCTCTGGATCCACTTTGGCGGGTTATTGGGATCCCAGTCCAGACCGAGTCTCCTGCTGCACAGGGCGATGGCGACTATATCACCGAATCCGTACGGAGTGCCGACCCTACTCTTGGCGAATGCCACCACCTGAGCGCGCTGCTGGTCGGTCAGCGATGTGGTGGACCATATGTCTTTCAGGTGGGCCGAGAGAGGCGCCACACGGGCTCCTGACGGCTCTGCCTCCACTACCGAGGGAACTCCATCGACATCGCCCACAAACACGCCAGCGTGCGCTACAGGGGCTCTGGTGCCCCACTGTACGAACACGGACATGGTGCGGTTCCAGATTCCTGGTCCGAAGTTGGATGCCAGGAAGAAGTCTCCTGGACGAATGTTTATGCCCATGCGTAGTCCTCCGAACTCGGGAATTCTGGTGTGTTCTCTGCAAATTCCATGCCGTCAGGGGTCAGGAATGCCGAGTGTGTTGGGTTCAGTCCCATCTTGTGGGCGTGTTGCAGCATCGCCCTACCAATTCCGCGCATTCGATATGGTCTATCAACAGATATCATCTGGATCTCGCCGGGATTGCTGTGGTCGGAGTTCTCTCCAGCTATATCTGCAAAGCCAATCTTTTTACCGTTCAGGATTGCTTCTATTCGATGCCCTACTGCCCAATCATTAGGAGAGACAGTTGCTCGATTAGCCTTATATTGAAATGACAGCTCATTACCTGGGTTTTCGGCAGACCAGTCCTCCCAGCGAACGGCAGTTTTAGTAACTTTAGCCGACTTTATCTGTTTTGGATAAAGAGCTGCTCCCATGCCTGGTGTCCATTCTGGTGCTGCATCGAAGTCCTGACGGAACTTAGCTCCGTCGAATTTCCAGGAGAAGTCGTCTACCGGAATCCTATATGCATTCGGATCGTCACCGCCGGGCTGTCCATGCTCCCAGGGGACGATCTTCTTGGAGTCGCTCGTGTTCCAGACCCTAGGCAACGGAACGGATTTCGCGAATGCTTTACCATCCGGAGTCAGCGCGTTAGAGTGGTAAAGCTGAACGCCATTATCGATGGCATGCTGCGCCATACCGCGAGCTACACCCTTGCGCCGGTATCGAGGCAAGACATCCAGATTGGCTATCTCACCTTTCACGGTGTTGTTATCGTCGCCGTAGGTATAGAGCGAACCTATCAGCTTGCCATTACGATACGCTTGTACGCGAGGACTTCCAATAAAATTGTCCAGCACGTAGTCGAACTGTAGTGGCTTGGCGGCATTTCGGACGAAGGATGGTATCATTCATCCTCCATCCATGGATGTACAGGCCCGAACTCCGGTGTGCGGTAAGCAAACTGCTCGCCCTCCGGGGTGTATTCGCCGGAGTGCCTTGGGTTGTATCCCAGCGACTGCGTATGCATAAGAAGTTCTCGACCTATTCCCTTGCCCTGCCAGTCCCTGTCGATATCGATGGCACTTATGGAGTGTCCGCCGTGCTCGTCCGGATCCTCTAGGTCGACATGCCCAACTGGCTCTCTGTCGTAGGGAGTCTCGACATATGCCCTAAATCTGGTGATGTTTGTTTTTGTGCCGCTCCAGGGGTTCTCCGTGGCACCCTCTTCCGGCTCCCAGAACTTGAGCTGCGCCTCCGGACTATCCTGCCACCTGGCAGCAGTGCGAGACATTACTCATCACCAAGGGGGAAGTCATACTGCTGACCACCTATCACGCAGCGCAGTGTGTCGAAGGTAATCTCACCGATGAAGTCCAGCTCCTCGGGATCCATGTCGTAACCGGCGGTGATGTGTGGGATCCAGGCACCGAACTTATCTGGATCCAGGTCCAGCAGCTCCTCCAGGTCGTAGTCGCGCCACTCCTCGATCACCCAGTCGATGTTCGACACAAGGTAGGTGGCGCACTGGTTGTCGTCTGGATTGAACTCTGCGTGCGCGAACACCTTACCGGTCGGCAGCCCGGCGTTCTTGATATTATTTATGAGATCTTCGCAGGCCTTTAGTAGCTCCTGCTTCTTCTCGTCGTCCCAATCCCCTGCTCCCGGAAGGAATTTCAGGGTGAGATGGAGCTGATCCTTTGGCTCGCCACCGTCGATGTAGAGCTTGTCCAGGAACTCCTGGGTCGGGACGAGGGCGACCATCCCGTTGTCCTTCTGCTCGCCAGACGTACCCTCGTCGGAGGAGTCTGTAGGCTCAGGAATGGCTGCTTGCTTTGGTTGCACAGGCTCGTAAGGTTGATACATGTCAGTGTGCGGACCAACTTTTACAAAATGTTCCCCCGGCAAATCGAGACTATGCCAATAGTCGTCCCCATCACTATCTACACTTTGGTAATGGATCTTTCGGAGCGGCATGGTGGTGTTTTCCGGAACAACCGATGGAAAGTCTCCGCTATTTTGCTTGGAGGGTCCAGTATATCTGAATTGCCTTTGGGGATCCCATCCTGCTGGCCCCTCTGCCTCCAAGACAAGCGGAAGGGATCGTCCATAGCCATCCGGATGGGTAATGTTCCGAGATGGCTCTACGTAGGCGCTACCCTCGGCAAGGCCTCTATCTCCGTAGTCTGGATGCGCCCACCACTGACCTACATTATTACTCTTGAACAGAGGGAGCAGATCATTCAGAGTTGCCTCTCCACGACTAACACGATCGCGAGTATCCCAATCCCAGTCTTCTGGCTCTACGCTGATTCCACGATAAATGGAAGCGCCGGGCTGCAGTGCAGGCATGGCCGTTCGCACAAAGGGCGGCAGCATGAAGCGGGACCTCCTGCGATAGACGTTGCCATCTATTAGGTGGATCCCGCTCCATTGGTACTGATTTTATGATAT